ATCACTGTTCAAACTATAAACTGTATAATATTTTTTGGCATAATTTGTAGCAAACCAATCTACAATTCTTAGTGAAATACGTGATTCGCCATTAATAATTGATAACATATGATCTAACCGCTCATTTTTCATATAAAAATCTAATAGTCTATTTAAAATTAAATCATTTTGGGTTGTATAACTCATTATAATTTGTTTACTTATCTATTCATTCTATCTTTTAAATACTAATTATTCTTTAGATATATTCGAATTTTTTGGAATTAAGAATTCATGTTGTAAAGCCAAATCTTGTATATAATTATTATTGGTCATAAAAGGATTTTTATTTGTTTGTCCCATTAACATTCTATCATTTAATTTATTATTTGCTAATTCTCTCTTATTTGAAACTTTAAACTCTATATCTTCAAATATTTTATTTGATTCTAACTGTTCTTCTGTCTTTATAGGTTCACTTTTTTCGGTTGATCCATAATTATTTGTTTGAGATAAATCTATTGGTTTATCTTTAACTGCTGATTTCAAATATTTTTTCCCGTCACTCCAACTGTATAATTTCATATTAAATACAAATATTTATTTAAAATGAAACATTATTATAATTTTCATAAAATAACATAAATCATTCTATCTTTTTCAACTTTAATTGTTTTGTAAATAAGAATTTATCTTGATTTGTGGTTCTCCTTTGTAAATTACATCCTAAACAACTAATTACTGTATTATTATTATTATGTCCCATATCATTATCAATTCTATCTAATGTCCATTGTAACATTTTTTTTACAATAATGACATCTTAGTTTGGATAGAACCAATTTTTCTACTATTTCTTCTAATGTAATTATAGTTAGTTCATCAAACATATTCTTTGTTATATCTTGTTGTTTATAACTATTTTTTTTCTTGTTTAATTCTTTTTCTAAGAGAGATTTATTAATAAAATCTATATTTAAAAATAATTTATTTATTAATTCAATTTGTTTTTTTTCATCAAAATATGTATTTTCTATATTTTTTACTTCTTTTCTCTCTGCAATAACATTTTTATTTAAATTATCTATATTTCTTTTACCACTAATTGTTATATGTTTCATATATATATCTATAAATAAAATTAGGAGTTAAAATCTACGTGACATTATTATATAACGATGGGTGAAAATGAATGTCAGGAATTAAAAAATATAAAATATAAAACTATGTTGATAAGTAGAAAGCCTGATGTAGATACTAATATTACTAACAATTTATCTAATATTGAAAAAATATTAGAAAAAGAATGTAGTTTGAATAAAAAAGAACCTTGGAATAAACTTGATAAAACTATCAAAGTTGTCAAAATTAAAGAATATATTGAGAAACTTTCTAAAGAATTGAAGCTCACAACTGTAGAATGTAAAAATCTTAAAACATACTTAATTTCCCTAATCGATAAAAAAAAATTATTAAAGGTGAGGGATGTTATTTATGATAAAGATAATCAGATTATTAAGAACATTCCATTACTTCATTTTAACAATACTACAAGAAAATTTACATTAAAAAATAGTGATAAACATCAATCGACATTAAAATCACTTGCACCAAAAAAGAAGATAATTAAAAGTAAAATTGATAAAATTGATAAAAAAGATTAAATTGATAAAAACATAAAAGAATAATATTATATTAGTATAATATGAATAATACAAATTCTACTAATGATAATGACTTTAATTTATTTGATATCTTAAAAAAAGATAATAATAATAATAATAAAAATAATATTATTATTGATAATGATAAACATGATTTCATAGAATATTTATGTGAAAATATACAAAACTATGTTAAGTCCAATATAAATCTACTTATTTATCCTGATTTTGATGAAGTAATGTATGATGAAATATATCAATTATTTGAACTTGAATTTCAAGATTTTCCTATAAATAAGTATCAATACAATAAATATTACAATAATGCATTATCAACATTCTATACACATATTATGCCACGACGTTCGTATTCTACAAATAATATCTTTAAACCCCCTGATATCGAGAAAATGAATGCAAAAATTGAATTTATTAAAAATATTCCACAACCAGAACAAAGAACTGATGAATGGTATAAATTTCGATATAAATATTTGACTGCTAGTAGCATTTGGAAAGCATTTATCAGTGAATCTACAAGAAATCAGTTAATTTATAGCAAATGTCAACCACTAGATATTTCCAAGTATCAAAGGACTGCTATTAATTCTCCTCTTCATTGGGGACATAAATATGAACCATTATCTGTTATGTGGTATGAGAAATATTACATTACAATAGTTACTGATTTTGGTTGTATCCCACATACAAAACATAATTTTCTTGCTGCTTCACCAGATGGCATCAATACTGACTCTAATTCAGAACGTTTTGGACGTATGTTAGAGATTAAAAATATTGTTAATAGAACAATTAATGGAATTCCAAAAATGGAATATTGGATTCAAATGCAACTACAAATGGAGACATGTAATCTAAATGAATGTGATTTCTTAGAAACAAGATTTATTGAATATAATTCATATGACGATTTTATTAATGACGGTACTTTTGTTAGAACAAATGAGGATAAACTAAAAGGTATTATGATTTATTTTAGTGATGATAATGGAAATCCTATTTATGAATATGCCCCATTAGAAATGAATAATATTGAATTTGAAATTTGGGAAAATAATATTATGGAAAAAAATTCACATCTTAATTGGATTCGGAATATATATTGGAAACTAGATCAAGTTAGTTGTGTTCTTGTTCTAAGAAATAAAACATGGTTTAAGTCATCGTTATCTACTCTATATGATCTATGGAAGATAATTGAAAAAGAAAAAGTTCATGGCTATGAACATCGTGCACCAAAAAGAAAATTAAGAGGGAAAAATGTAGAAAATAGCATATTTAAGAAATGCTGTATAGACACAAGCAATCTAACACTAAATAATAAAGATGTAGATATGAATAATAATGAAGACCAATCAATAGATAGTGAAAATAATAAGAAAGAAGCAATGGATATTGATAACAATAATAATAATATAATTATAAATATTGTTACAGAAATTAATAATTAATTTCAATCAGAAATATAGTAATTAACACGAATACCATCGTCCCATCCGGGATTTTTTGGTTCGCCAGGTATGACAATGTTTTTTTCATTATACATTGAATTGCAGAATTCAGCACTACTACATTTACCATTATTTGGACTTTTCCAATATCTTATATTATTTGTTTTGTCAGATTTAGCAAGATAAATTGGATTATATTTATATAATTGCTCAGAATCTAAAGATGATAATTGAGGTGGGGTTTTCAATGGATAATCATCTTTTAAAATCGGGTAAGAAACCGAATCAGGAAATTCTCCAGGGCTTAAATTACTAAAATTCTCTTTATAAAATATAAAAAATCTTGGAATTATAATTATTAATAAAATACTTAGCATGATTAATAATACTATTGAAAGATAGGACGCATTTTTGGATCTCATTTTATATAAATTGATTATATTTTATTTATATAAAAATCTATTAAAACAACAATTTAAAATTTTATCAATAATATAATAAAATGGACAACAATGAAATGAAAGTTGTAAAACGAGACGGTCATGACCAAAATATATCATTTGATAAAATTTTGAAACGTGTCAAGACACTCGGTAACGAGGTAGGAATTAAAATTTCATATACCCAACTTGTAATGAAAGTGATCGACCAGCTATATAATGGCATTGAAACTACTAAAATCGATGAATTGACAGCTGAACAATGTGCATCAATGAGTACTATTCATCCTGATTACTCTGTTTTAGCCAGTAGAATTGTAATTTCAAATTTACATAAAAATACAAATAATTCATTTTATGAATCTATGAAAACTCTTTACAATTTTCACGATATTCATAACAATCATACTCCACTAATTCATCATAATACGTTTAAAGTTATTGAAGAAAATAAAGAATTTTTAGATAATATCATTGATGGTGAACGTGATTATTTAATTGATTATTTTGGTTACAAAACTCTTGAACGTTCTTATTTAATGAATATCAACAAAAAAATCATTGAACGTCCACAATATATGTGGCTTCGTGTTGCTATTGGTATTCATGGAAATAATTTGAAAAATATTGAAGAAACTTACTATTATATGTCTAATAAATATTTTACACATGCTACACCAACTTTATTTAATGCTGGTACACCGCGACCTCAATTAAGCTCATGTTTCCTTCTAGCTATGGAAGATGATAGTATTGATGGAATTTATAATACATTGAAAGACTGTGCTAAAATTTCTAAATGGGCTGGTGGTATTGGATTGCATATTCATAATGTTCGCGCAGAAGGCAGTCATATTCGCGGAACAAATGGAACTTCTAATGGAATTGTTCCTATGTTAGGTGTATTTAATAAAACAGCAAAATATGTAGATCAAGGTGGAGGTAAAAGAAATGGTAGTTTTGCAATTTATTTGAGTCCTGATCATCCTGATATCGAATTATTTTTAGAACTAAAGAAAAACCAAGGCGACGAAGAAATGCGTGCTCGGGATCTTTTTTATGCGTTATGGATACCTGACCTATTTATGGAAAAAGTAATTACTAATGATGACTGGTACACATTCTGTCCGGATAAATGTCCTGGTCTAGCTGACTGTTATGGTGAGGAATATAATAATTTATATTATAGATACGTATCAGAGAATAAATATAATTCTAAACTGAAGGCACGTGAACTATGGTTTAAAATATTAGATTCACAAATGGAAACTGGTGTTCCATATTTACTATTCAAAGATGCCGCCAACAGTAAAAGCAATCAAAAAAATCTTGGTGTTATTAAATCAAGCAACTTATGTACTGAAATCTTAGAATATAGTGATAAAAATGAAAGTGCTGTTTGTAATTTAGCCAGTATTGGTCTTAGTAAATTTGTTGATGTAAAAAATAAATCCTTTAATTATGAAATGCTCCATAAAATTACAAAAATTGTAACAAAAAATTTAAATACGGTTATTGATGTTAACTTTTACCCAACTGATAAAACAAAACGCAGTAATATGTTACATAGACCAATTGGTATTGGTATTCAAGGTTTAGCTGACGTATTTGTAATGATGGATATTGCTTATCATAGTGAAGAAGCAAAAACTATTAATAAAAACATTTTTGAAACAATATATCATGCATCTTTAGAACAAAGTAATGAAATCGCAATGGAGAGATGTGAAATCATGAAGAAACTTAAATCTTCTTATTGTGATAAGAATACAGATATATGGTCTTATAATAATGAATCAAAATGGTCATATACTGATAAAATTGATATATGCCAAAGTTATTCTACAAATAATAATGATATTTCTTCACTATTAGAAACGGTTACTCCAATTGAAAAAGAAATTACCAGAAATAATATCGATGTATTAGGTTCATATTCCTCATTCGAAGGTTCTCCTGCTTCAAAAGGTATTTTACAATTTGATATGTGGAATGTAGAACCTTCATCAAGATATAATTGGGACAAATTGAAATACAAAATTATCAAATATGGTCTTCGCAATAGTTTATTGGTTGCTCCAATGCCTACTGCTAGTACAAGTCAAATTTTAGGAAATAACGAATGTTTCGAACCATTTACTAGTAATATTTATACAAGACGAGTACTTGCTGGTGAATTCATTATTGTTAATAAATATTTAATGAGAGAATTAATCGATTTAGGACTATGGTCAGAAAATATGAAAAATAAAATTATCACAAACAAAGGTAGTATTCAAAATATTGAATCTATTCCAGAACATATTAAAAATAAATATAAAGTAGTTTGGGAAATTCCAATGAAGCATCTTATTGATATGTCAAAGGATAGAGGTGCTTACATTTGTCAATCTCAAAGTCTTAACTTATGGTCTGAAGCTCCGAATTATAATAGTTTGACAAGTATGCATTTTTATTCGTGGAAATCTGGATTAAAAACAGGACTTTATTATTTGAGACGCAAACCTGCTCATCAAGTTCAACAATTTACAATTGAACCTGAAAAAAAATCAAATAATAATAATAATAATAATGATAATGATAATGAACTTGAAACTTGTGAAATGTGTTCTGGTTAAACACAATTTGAATTATACATAAATTGAAACGTTGAATTAAATTGATAAATATCATAATTATTTACCAATTTACAAAAACAACGCAAACAAACTAAAATATCAACTAATGAATTATGAACACCTTTTGGTATTTCATTAAATAAATAGGTACATAATTCTGTTTGAGTAGGATATTTAAAATATTTTTTTCCATTTTTACTAATTTTTTCTATTTTGCATATATCTGTGCTATTTTTCATCGTACAATATTCTGGTTTTCTAACACCATTTGTAGTAAAATATTGTCTTTTTCTATTTCTAATACTTTCTACCATAATCACTCGTTTATCAAATGAAATATTATGTCCTACAACACTATTACACATTTTTAAATCTTTATTAAATAAATCTAACACTTCTACTATATTTTTGCCATTCTTATTTGAAATTTCTTTGGTTATACCATGAATGTTTGAACTTTCTTCAGGAATATCGATATTTTCATCTAATTTAATAATAAAGTTATTTACAGATAACATTTTATCACAACTTGTATCATATAAAATCCAACTGAATTGAACTATATATGGCCACATTTCTGTTTCTGTGATTGATGGATTTCTACCAATTGGTAATCCAGTAGTTTCGGTATCAAATACTATGGTCAACATATTAATTATTATTAAATTAATGTTTTTATTATTATATTATTTTAATACTTATTTAATCAATTTTATTTTAAATTATCATTTAATTTTACATTTCTACAAATACCATATGTTTTTCTGTGCCATTTACTGATTCCATACTCTTTAATTCCGTCCATATGTTTTTTTGTTCCATAACCTTTATTTTTATTCAAATCATAATATTTATCCAATAGTTCATTTTCTTTACACAATTCATCTATATATTTATCTCTACTAACTTTTGCCAAAATTGATGCTGCTGCAATAGCTGAATATGCATTATCACCACCAATTACACACACATGTGGAATCTGTCTTAACATCTCATCCTCCATATATGTAAATGGTCTAAAATCGTTTCCATCTACCAATATATAATTTTTTTTTGATTTATCTACTACTTTTTCAATAGCATTATGCATTGCTTTGAAAGTTGCTTGTCTAATATTATGTTTATCAATATAATTTTCATCACTATACGAAACTTCATATGCAATACAATTATTTTTAATGTATTCTGCTGTTTCTAGTATTTTCTTTTTCGAGTGAAATTTTTTACTATCTTTCATCTTACTGTGATCAAAGCTGTCATCTTTAGGTAAAATAACTGCAGCAGAATATACTCTACCAAACATTGGTCCTCGTCCGGCTTCATCTACACCTATTTCTGTAATAGTACTATCATTTGTATAGTCTTTACTTGGGGACATTTTAATTTATAATACTATATATTTAATATGTATTAAATGAATCAATTTATTATTAAACTTTTTTTCCAAATATAAATTATAATGAAACTAATGAAACTTAAACCTATTCATTTAATCTTAATTCTACTTGCTTCAATAATTTTATGTTGTTGTGGCGCATATTGTTTAGGAGTTTCAAATGTAGAAAATTTTGATAATAAAGATAAAGATGAATACAAATGTGAAATGACAGATAAAACGTATGACGAAGGAGCTAGATGTATCGGTGATGAAATAACTAGAAAAAGTCGTCATCACTGCTGCAATGATTATGGTAAAAGTAAAAATTTAGTTTGGAATATATCTGATGACAAAGAATCCAAACCTGATCACATGAAACCTAAACCTGATCACATGAAACCTAAATCTCGTGATATGGACAATGTTACATTTATTGATGAAGATGAAGCTAGTTTTGATGAACATGCTGAATATAACAAAAATAAAAACGAATTAGACGAGCAATACAATTCAATGTCTAAGTTTGTAGTAACACCTCGTGGTGATAAAATTCTTGCTACACCTGAAAATACAATGAATGGTGTACGTAAAAATAGAATACCTAAAGGTCAAGAGGATTTATACATTCTTAAATCTGAAGTAGTGCCTCCAGTGTGTCCTGCTTGTCCTAATGTAACAGCGTGTCCACGTAATGAACCCGCACCACCATGCCCACCTTGTGCGAGATGTCCTGAACCAGCTTTCGATTGCAAAAAGGTCCCTAACTATAACTCAACTAATACTAATTACTTACCTAGACCAATGTTAAATGATTTTAGTCAATTTGGTATGTAAGTAAATTTTTACACTTTAGAATAAAATTAAAGTGTAAAAAATAATAATATTAATTTATTTTACTTCTTCTTAGTTTTATTTTTCTTATTCTTATTCTTTTTATTAATTTTCTTTTTCATAGTGTTACTAACACGTTTTTTCATTTTACGTAATTTACGTTTTTTAGTATATGTTTTTCTACCACCAGTTTGTTGTTTCTGAGATGTTTGTGATTCATTTTCTTTTTCTTCAATATTCTTTTCAAGTTGTTTCTCTGTAATATCTAATTTTTCGGGATTTTTTTCAATATCATCTAAAACTTCTTTTGTTTTTTCTTCAACAGCATCTTCTACATTGTCTTGAGAAACCATAACTACTTCACCGCTCTTTTCTTTATCATCTAAATTACGCGATTCTTCAACAATTGGTTTTACTTCTTTACCAACTTCAACACCAATTGCAACAGCTTCTTTTTGCATGCCTTCAGATACACCTTCCATAAATGTACGACGCATAGTTAATAAGTTTCCAACTAATATACCTGCTGCTTTAATTGGACTTTCAGGCATAAATGTTGCCATATACATAAATTGACTTCCTAATGTCTTAGTAAAGCTAACAGGAAGTTGAACT